CTGCACGGGCAGTTCTACGATAAACAGAATAGATACTTGTTCCAGCCATGTACTAAGACTAACCTGTTAAGACTTATGATTCTTCCTGGAGAATCTTAGTCCATACACCCATTGATGCTTCCTGTAGTGGACCTTCTATGGGATCATCTCTGAAGATTAAAAGTATTTCTCTAAGTGCTCTATCAGCACCAGCTAAAATTAATCCTTGTCTATCTGTAAGATGTTTTTCATCTGCCAGTTGTTTTATGTGAGCTCTTAATTCTTTTTGAAGCATAGATATACGGGCAGCTCCCATATCTTGTTTCACCACCCCAAGATCTATAGCTTCTCGTAACTTTGATATATCTACTTGCATAGAGTCTATCTCTATTTCAAGTATTACATTAAAGTTCCTTTTTTTAAATTCTTTTTTAGCCCATAAATCACAATCAGTTATAGAACCTTTATACCCTAAAAAACGGGCATAAAGATACATCTGTATTGGAGAACTAGTTTGTTTGCAGAAAGCTAGATATGTCTCTTTCTCTTTATCAGATAGAGTATCTAACCATTCGGTTATGCTCGGTAGGCTCGTCGTGCTTGTTGCTCATCTCTAGCTTCTTTATAGCGTCTAAACATCTCTTGTTGCAAGGCTGCTAATCTAGCTTCTATACCAGATGCAGCAATTCCTGCTCTCTGTTCTTGTCCTCTGACACGAGTAGTGGCTCTCTCTTCAGTACCTCTAAGACCAATCTGTCTTTCCTGTCCACCTAGTAACTGTGCCTGAGTAGCCCTTTCTTGCTGACCTCTAGTTCTGGTGACTGCTCTTTCCTGTCTACCTCTAGCTGCTATCTGACGTTCCTGTCCAAAAAGTAACTCCCTTTGAGTAAATCTTTCTTGTTGACCTCTAAGACCAATTTGTCTCTCTTGTCCACCAAGTAACTGTGCCTGAGTAAATCGTTCTTGAGCACCTCTTTCTCCAGCAAGTAATCTTTGCTGCTGGCCAGTAGTTCTGGTTAAAGCTCTCTCCTGCTGACCTCTAGTTCTGGTGACTGCTCTTTCTTCCTGACCTCTAAGACCTATCTGACGTTCTTGTCCACCAAGTAGCTGTGCCTGAGTAAATCGCTCCTGTCTACCTCTTTCTCCAGTAAGTAATCTCTCCTGCTGACCTCTAGTTCTGGTGACTGCTCTTTCTTCTCGACCTCTAAGACCGATTTGTCTCTCTTGTCCACCAAGTAACTGTGCCTGAGTAGCTCTTTCCTCTCGACCTGAAGTTGCACGTAATGCTCTCTCCTCTTGTCCTCTGACACGAGTGGTAGCTCGTTCTTGAGCACCTCTGGCTCCGATAGCACGTCTTTCTTCCTGACCTCGGACACGAGTAGTGAATCTTTCTTGTTGACCTCTAAGACCAATTTGTCTTTCCTGTCCACTAAGAAGTTCTCTCTGAGTGGCTCGTGTTTCCTGACCACCAATTCTTAATCCTTCCCTTTGGGTAAGTCTCTCTTGAGCACCTCTTGCTCCAACAGTACGTCTTTCCTCTTGTCCACCAATTCTCAATCTCTCTCTTTGAGTGGCTCTCTCCTGAGTACCCCTGGCTCCGATAGCACGTCTTTCTTCTCTACCTCTAAGACCAATCTGTCTTTCCTGTCCAAAAAGTAACTCCCTTTGAGTAGCTCGTGTTTCCTGACCACCAATTCTTAATCCTTCCCTTTGGGTAAGTCTCTCTTGAGCACCTCTTGCTCCAACAGTACGTCTTTCTTCCTGTCCTCTAACACGAGTAGTAAATCTCTCCTGTTGACCTCTAGCTCCAACAGTGAATCTTTCTTCTTGACCTCTGGTTCTTGTTGTTGCTCTTTCTTCTCTACCTCTGGCTCCTATCTGACGTTCCTGTCCAGCAAGAAGTTCTCTCTGAGTAGCTCGTTCTTGTTGACCTCTGGCTCCAATGGCACGTCTTTCTTCCTGACCTCGGACACGAGTAGTGAATCTTTCTTGTTGACCTCTAGCTCCAATGGCACGTCTTTCTTCTCTACCTCTAACCATAGTGGTAAATCTTTCCTGTCTGCCAGTTTCACCTATAGCACGTCTTTGTTCTCTACCTCTAAGACCGATCTGTCTCTCTTGTCCACCAAGTAGCTGTGCCTGAGTAGCTCTTTCCTGTCTACCTCTTTCTCCAACAGTACGTCTCTCTTGAGCACCTCTTTCTCCAATGGCACGTCTCTCTTCTTGTCCTCTAACACGAGTAGTAAATCTCTCCTGTTGACCTCTAGCTCCGATAGCACGTCTTTCTTCTCTACCTCTGACCATAGTGGTAAATCTATCCTGTCTACCTCTTTCTCCAACAGTACGTCTTTCTTCCTGACCACTGACACGAGTAGTGGCTCTTTGTTCTATACCCTGTTGTCTAGCAGTTAAACGTTCTTCAGCACCTCTGGCTCTATATCTTCTTAAATCCTGACCTGTATAGAATTCTTCATTGACACGATCCAATCTCGCACCAGTTTCCATATTCAATCTATTTTGCTCACCAGATATTTTTGTTAACTGTATCTGAGATCTAAGAGACTGTGTTGGTGTCTTCACCGTAACAGGTGGTGGTGGAGCAGGTATATATTTAACTGTTGGTGGTTTTGGTCTTCCCATATAATTAAAGTCCTAACTTAATTTTAGTGTAAGAAACCTTAGCCTCTTCCAAATCTTCTACCAGTGCCAAGACCTCCTATCTGAGCACCAGCTGAAGCTTGATTAGCTATAGCCTGCATTAAAGCTGCCTCTCCTGTTTTTGCTCTTAATATCTGCTGAGAAATCTTGGTAGGTGATCTTTGGTCTCCTTCTATTGCACGTTCTAATTGACTTCTACCAGCTTGTTCAAGTAAAGGATACATAGATTTCATGAAATTCAAATTCTCTCTACGTTCAGCAGCTAGTTCTCCCCTTCTTAAAAGAGAATTAGTTATTAGCATATTTCTAAGATCTTTATTATATTGATCTCTATTAAAAGCATCTCCTAATTGAGTTTGATTTGGATCAGTCTGTGGACTACTTAATGCATCAGCTATTTTTGATCCAACTCCTGAAATAGATTCAGTTACACCAAAGTCAGGTAGATTAATTCCAAAAGGATTTAGTTTACCTTTTCTCTCTCCCTCTTTACCATATATAAATTTATTCAAAAAGTTCTGTCCTGTATTTCCAGTTGTTACTGTTTCATCTGATCTTTGTTTAGCACCAAAACGTCCCCCCATATTAAGGTAATTTTGATTCATCAAAAATCCAAGTTGATCTTGAACTCTATTTGAATCAAACTGAGGTCTATTCTGTCTCATAAACGTAATCTTTACTGGAATTGATAATTAGAAACTAATCCTTGTCCTGCTGCTGTCAGTCCTTTTTGTGCTAAGGCTTGAGCACCTACCTGACCTTGTAATGTTAATCCTTGTTGTGTTCCAAGTTGAGTACGGAATCTAGCAGCTGCCATATTACGATCAAAGTCTCTTGCTTTTGCTCTATCTGTTATTGGTTCTATTGCTAACAAATTCTTAATCATATTTTCTCTTTGCTGATCATTCATTTGTTGGTTATATCTAAGAATATTTTGATAACCACTAGTAGGTAATAGCATACCTGGACCAAAACCTGTCTGGTAACCAAAGCCACCAGTAGGAGATCCTAGTCTATCTTTCAATGATGCATCTACTATTCTATTGATCTCTTTTCTTTGACCAGCTTTTCTAAGCTCGTTAGCTGCTACTCCAGCTCCACCTAGAATTGCTAAAGGTACTAAAGGTATTGCCATTTTGTTTTAATTAACTCCTTTGATTAATATTTTAAGGTCAATAAGCTTTTAATAACCTGTAAGACCACCAACTGCTGAAACTATTCCACCAGTTACAGGGAAGACAGTAGAAAGAGCACCTCCTATTGGTCCTAAAATACCTCCACCTTGTGGAGCATCAACTCTAAAGGGAGGACTTCTATAACCTTCTATAACTGTTGCATCAGGTGAAATTTTAAATCCTTTTGTACCCTTATCATCATCCTCATCACCCATTTCTACTCCTGCTTCTCTTTCAGCTTTTGCTTTTTCTTTATATGCACTTGCTGCTTTTAAAGCATCCCCAAATCTACTATATCTCTTAGATCTTCTACCAGGGTCTAAGCTACCTCCTTTACTATAAGGATCTGTCTTTGGGCCACTTGGAATACTATCATAAAAGTCTTGGCTTCCACCACCTGGTATCATTGACATAATTATTCTGTGTAATCGCCTCGTTTGTACTTTTTATATTGTAAGGGGTCTTCTTTTTTAATTCTTTCTTGTTCAGCCTTTTGGAATAATTTTTTAGCCACTGCAGCAGTACCGACAGCTGCTGCTAATCCACCTACTACAAGAGCTG